TTAAAAACTCTACTACTGGCTCACAAGCTGTTACATTTAAATATGTTTCTGGTACAGGTACAAGTGTTACTTTTGCTGGTGGAGATACGACAACAAAATTTATTTATGGAACTGGATCAGGAACTAATCCAAACCTAGTTGATATGGGATTTGGTGATGTTACAACGACTGGAACACAAACTTTAACAAACAAAACATTAACATCTCCTAAAATTGGAACTTCAATTTTAGATACTAATGGAAATGAATTAGCTCTTTTGACAGCTACAAGTTCTGCTGTTAATGAAGTTACACTAGCAAATGCTGCTACAGGAGACAATCCTATTATTCAAGCATCAGGAGGAGATGCTAACGTAGGTATACAATTAAAAACAAAAGGAACTGGAGTTATTCAAGCAGAAGATAGTGGTGGAAATATAGCAGCAGTTCAAATTGCTGGTAAAGAAACTATGTGGATACCAGCTGCAGCGATGTATGCTTCAAGTACTAATGGGGCTGATGCAGAACAAGTAGAAACAACAGCAACAAGACCTGATATGAAAGTATTTGATTTTGATGCTAGTACAAAACAATACACACAATTTACAGTGGCTATGCCAAAATCATGGAATGAAGGTACTTTAACTTATCAAGTTTACTGGGCACCTAGCACGACTAATACAGGTAACTGTATATTCGGTTTACAAGCAGTAGCTTGCGCTGATGGTGATACTATTGATGTTGCATTTGGAACAGCAATAGAAGTTACAGACGCGGGAATCGGAACAGTTGAAGACCAACAAATTACATCTGAAAGTAGCGCAATGACGGTTGCTGGTTCACCTGCAGCAGGAGAACAAACTTATTTTCAATTATATAGAGATGCGGCAGATGGTAGTGATACCTTTACTGGTGAAGCTAGAGTTCTAGGTGTAAAAGTATTCTTTACTACTGACGCAGCTAACGATCTGTAAGGAGTAAAGCTATGAGAAAAATAGATCTTCCTTTAACTATTGAAGGTAAAGGACATAAAAACAAAAAATCAACTAGAGGTAAAATGTTCGGTTACCAAGTCTTAGGATTTGGTTCTGGAGGTGGTGCCGCTGCGCTTGAAGTAGATTATTTAGTCGTTGCCGGAGGCGGTGGCGGCGGATTTAATTATGCCGGTGCTGGCGGAGCAGGAGGACTAAGAACTTCTTGGGGTAGTGGTAGTTTAGATAGCGCCACACCTTTACTAATGGAAAAAGGTGTTACTTACACAATTACAGTAGGAAGCGGAGGATCAGCTCACGGAGGAGAAGGAGGAAATTCTTCAGTTTCAGCAACTGGTTTTACAACATTTGCATCTACAGGTGGCGGATGCGGAGTTGGTCAAGGTCACGCGGCAACCGATGGTGGATCTGGCGGTGGTGGCGGCGGCCAAGGAAACGAAGGTGGTTATACACCTGAAGAAGGAAAAGATGGTGGCCCAGGACCAAGACCTGGCGGAGGCGGAGCTTCTGCAGTTGGTTTAGGATCTCCACCAAGAGCAGGTGGTGCAGGCTACAATGTAGATATTGAAGGATCACCAATTACATACGCTGGAGGCGGCGGAGGCGGTGGCTATCTTTACGGCGGACCAGGAGGTCCAGGAGGAGCTGGCGGCGGCGGTGCCGGCGGAAACACTCAAGGCGGAAATGGAACGGCGGGACAAAATGGAACTGGCGGCGGCGGAGGCGGCGGCGCGGGAGACAATGGATCTGGAGCAGCAGGAGGATCTGGAATAATTGTTTTAAGAGCTCCAGCAGCAGTTTCTTGGACAGTAGCACCCGGTACTAATTCAACATCAACAGCACCTGACGGAACAAAAATTGCTAAATTTACTGTTACAGGCACGGCGGTATTATCGTAATGAAACATTTTGCTGTATTAGATGAAAATAATGTCGTTGTTAATGTTGTTGCAGTAGACGATGAAGCATGCTCTACTGATGAAGATGTTTCTGGAGAAACTTATTGTGTAAATCTTTTAGGTCCTGGAATATATAAACAATTTTCACATACAGGCGAATTTAGAAAACAAGGCGCACAAAAACAAGGGTCGTATGATCCTGTAAACAATGTCTTTATTGACAAACAAAAATTTCCTAGTTGGACTTTAGATGATAACCATGACTGGCAAGCACCTGTTGCTTATCCAAATGTTACATCATGGGGAGAATCCGATGATGTCTACCCAATTACTTGGGATGAAGATAATCAAAGATGGTTAGGTACTTCTAGAGAAGGTCAAGAATCCTTGGTTTGGGATGGTTCTGCTTGGTCTGTTATTTAACACCTTGAAAAAATAATAAATTAAGTTATAAATACATCTTAATATAAGAAAGTAAGATGAATTATAGTTACATTTATTGGTATTTTGAAAAAGCATTTACTAAAGAGTTTTGTGAAAAAGTTATAAAATTAGCTAAAAAAAAGAAATTAAATAGAGCATCTATTGTAGATCTGCATGGTAAAAAAAGACTTTCTAAAAAAGATAAGAAAGACCTAGCTTCATATAGAGATTCCAACATTGTTTGGATGGATGAATTGTGGATTTATAAAGAAATTGAAAAATTTATGAAATCGGCTAACGCACAGGCGGGTTGGAATTTTCAAGTCGACTGCGCTCAATCAATTCAGTTTACAATATATAAAAAAGGCCAGTATTATAATTGGCATGCTGATTCAACAGGTAAACCTATTGATGCTCCAAATGATACATCACATGGTAAAATAAGAAAACTTTCTTGTTCTGTATTGTTATCTGATCCAAAAGACTATGAAGGAGGAGAATTACAATTTATAACTAGAAACCGTAAAGATGCTGAGAAGAACACAATTAAAACTTTTGAGGAAACTAAGGATCAGGGGGCGGTAGTTTTTTTTCCGTCTTTCACTGTACACAGAGTTAAACCTGTAACAAAAGGCACCAGATATTCCTTAGTTGTTTGGTGGTTAGGAGAGCCCTATAAATGAAAAATTATTATTTTTTATCTAGTATGCCTAGAGCTGGAAACACTTTATTAGGAGCATTACTTAATAAGACTTCTACAATTGCTATGACATCAAATAGTATTTTACCGGATGTGTTATATAATTTGTATAAATTAAAATCAGGAGAAGTGTATAAAAATTTTCCTGATGAAAAATCATATAATAATATATATAAAAATGTATTAAAAAATTATTTTGATGGTTGGAAAGTTGATAATGTATTAATTAGAGGTCCTTGGGGAACTCCAGGTAATTTAGAACTTTTAAAACCAATTATATCTAAACCTAAGTTTATTATTTTACACAGGCCTTTAGAAGAATGTGTAGCTTCTGTAGTCAAGTTAATTAAACCTAATGATGTTGAGATGTGGGTGGCTAATGCATTAGAACCCGGAGGATTTTTTGGGCATAACATAATGTCTACAAAAAATATTTTAAAAAATAAACACAAGCACATAATAGTAAAGTATAAAGATTTAGTTAAAAATACAGAGAAAGAATTAAAAAGAATCCATAAATTTATGGAGGTGCCTTATAAAAAGATAGACATAAAAATAACAAAACCTTTTGAACTTAATAATATTAAGTATAATGACAAGGTAATTAATTATGATTGGCACAAACTTAATTTAGGTAAACCAAAAGAAAGTAAATATAATATAAAAAAATTATTGCCAAAGGAGCTTATAGAATACTGTAAAGAAGAAGATGTATTATGAGTTTTAAAAACAATGGATATGTAATAATAAAAAATATTATACCTGAGTATATGGCTTCTTTTTTGTTTCAGTATATGAAAATAAAAGAACAAGTAAAAAATACTTTAATAAAAAATAAAAAAATTTATAAGTGGGATACTAAATGGGGTGGATCTGACCAACAAGTTCCAGGCGCTTTTTCTATGTATGGGGATGCTGCTTTTGATACATTGCTTCAATATATTAAACCTATTATGGAAAAATATACAGATTTAAAATTAAGAGAAATGTATTCTTATTGTAGAATATATAAAAAAGGAAATATTTTACATTACCATAAAGACAGAGGAGCGTGCGAGTTTTCTGTGACCTTAAATCTTGGCGGAGATAATTGGCCTTTTGACATAATAGATAAAGATGAAAATAAAACAACTGTAACAATGAAACCTGGAGATGGTGTTATTTATA